TGTCGTATCACCTTTCATAGCATCAGTTAAAGAATTTGAAAGTTTATCAATCATGTCAGCTTTATTTTTCCAAATCCTATCAGAAAACAATTCATCTTTATATTTTGAGTTTACTGCTGCATCAATAAACTTCTGACTCAGTATGTCAAATTTAAGTTTTATTTTCATCCCACTATCTAAAATATATGCGTTCTTGTAGTAGCTTTCTTGGTATGTGCTTTTTAAAATGCTAGTTATTTTTTCTACTTCATTCTGTCCTAAACTCTTGCCAATGGTTTTTAATTTTTTATTGGTATTAGAGGTTATAATGGCTTTCTGTGAAGAGTTTACTTTAATTAGACCATCTATAGCATAAGCAATAAAAAGAGCTCCTATGAAGTTGTGAACATCATTAAGAGCATCCTTTTGATTTGAGTATACTGTTTTCATTCCCTCATCAACATAATCTTCATTATCCAATACTATTTGTTCTATTTGCTTTCTATATTTTGGGTCAATCAATTGCACCACCCCTTCCTAATTTCCTTTTGCATAAGCATGTTTATAGGAAATAATATTAAATATTGTGCCTTGAGATACTGGATATTCTTTTGCTAATGTGACACATGAATAATTTCCAGTATCATATTTTTCTCTAATTTCTAATAACTGAATATCTGTTAATTTAGATTTGGCACTATCTGACATCTTTTTTCTTGATTCTTCTGTATAATGTAGTCCTTCGTTCCATGATTTTCTACCTTTGTTTGATTCTGATATTCTATGCCTTGTTTCAGTGCTATTTTTACCACCAAAGTGAGGATGATTTTCACCACTATATTTTTCTTTACGAGCTAATGATAATTTATATCTTGTTTCTTTTGAAACTATTTTACCTTTATGTATCTTCCTTATCTTTTGTTTTACTTCATCTGTTAATTTTAATCCAGTATGAGATTTTTTCATCTTATCTCTTGTTTCTTTTGAATGATGAATATTTTTCATAACAACATCACCGCCAAAAGAAGCATTATAGTAATTTTTACTTTTAACTGCATTATATTCTTTAATGAACTTTATTTCTAATTGGTTTAATTCTTCCTTAGAATTAGCAGTTGCAATAGTCTCTCTAGTAAAGTTTTCTTTGCCATATTTCTTAAGTGCATTTTTAAAATAAGTTCCACTTCCTAAATAAATTTTCCATCTACCGTTACCATAATTATCAAAGGTCTTTTGACCAATATATTTAACATTATTTATAGTATTAGTAGTTACATATATAAAACCATAAGGTTTTAAAGTTTCCATAACTATCACCTCACCTATTATTATACTACGTATAAACGTATACGTCAATAAGTATTTACGCAATTAAGTATTCATGATACAATATAATGAAGAGGTGATAATATGCGTAAAAAATTCACTACAAGTCTTGATGAAGAGGTCATTAAACAATTAAAAATACAAGCAGTTAAAGAAAATACAGATGCCAGTAAAATTATAGAAAAATTATTAATAGATTATTTAAAGAACTCTAATAAATAGGGTTCTTTTTATTTAGTCACTACTGGAGGATTTAAAAGGCTTTCTCCAATAGAGTTACTCTTTTGTTCCTCTTTTATTTTTTTCATTTCATTAGCAACATTATCAACAAAGCTTAATTGAGCTAAACCAGTTTCAGTGGATAAATTATCTCCTAATTGAGAAATAATTTGAGCTGTTACTAAATCATCACTTGGAATATTATAAGTAAACACTTGCTTTATATCCTTATAATCATAAGTATCTGAATTTTTTATATTTAAATACTTAAATAATAGCCTTAGTCTGTTTTTAGTACAGTTTACAACTGATCTTTCATCTAACGTACAAACATTTTCCAAAGAAATAAGTCTAGTTCTTAAAGCTAGACTGCTTGTATTGCTTGATAATTTTTCATTTGCATTTATATGGCCAGAAATTTGATATATCTTACTTTCTAAAGTATTTAAAGTATTTTGAATAAAACTATCATTAATATTTTTTATAAGCCAATTTACAGTACCCTCTTTATTAGGTATTTGAATAGCGCCTAACTCTTTCATTTTCGGTAAGTCAGTTTCTTCTACAGTTACACCAGTAAGCACTAAATAAGCACTTCTAAAGTCGGATATTTCATTTGTTATATCAGATAAATTAGTTTCATAAGCATCTTGGAGTCCTTTAATGTCCTGAAATAAAGTATCCTCTTCGGATTCTTCAGAAATGGTACAAATACTTATAGGCACCTCACCAAAATAATGAAGATCTTGCCCTTGAAGACATGCCTTGCCAACTCCACCTTTGTAATGCAATATTTTATCAACTAGATACACATCAATATAATCATTAGTATCAAATTTCTTTTTAAATACTCTAAGAGCTAATTGAATGTTCCCATTACCATCCTCTAACACATAACAATTTAATGGAGTTAGTATTCTTGAGCAAAAACCAAGATCATTAGTATAATAAACTTCATAGGCTTCGCCATATATTAAAGCATTCTTTAACAAGTTCTGATCATGCTTTTCTGACCAATGCGCTAAATTATAGTCTATTGCATTTATTATTTTTGCATCACTATTTTTACTTGTATAAGATATTTTATTCCCTAGAGTATAAGATACCTCTTCTTTTATAAATTTCTTTATATAATTCACTCTAGTTTTCAGGTTAGATCTATTTGTTACCATCTTATAATCTTTCAAAGCATCAGTATTGCCTTTAAAATAATCATACATTAACTTATTATTAGCTTTTTTATCATTGAAATCAGCATAACAAGAGTTCAATAATTTTTCAGTTATTTCCATTTATTCTCACCTCCCAAATAATTCATTTAAAGTCCAAGTAAATGCCTATCAAAAAATTGTACCTTTTGTATTACATCATTCTCATTGCAAGCATATCGAAGAGAGTCGATTCCGTGATTAAATTTATCAATAGGTTTATTAAAATAAATACCGTTTTTATCTTTCTGCCAAGTATAGTTTCTAAATTCATCTATTATAAAATTACATTTGCTGTGGATAATAATATTAAACTGTTGCAAATATTGTATACCGTTAAGAATACTGTCTTTGCCTTTAGTAGCTCCTGTCATTCTATCTATGCCATTACGTTTTAATTCTTCAATTGACTTAGGCTCAGATGAATCACCTATTATCTTTTCTTTTCTATAGCCCATGTCTGTAATTTTTTTAGCAATTTCGTCATTAGTTAAACCCTTCTCTTGAAACTCATCAAATACCCATAAATTCTTATTAGTTCTATCTATTAAGGCACATATGAATGCTGTAGGGTCATTAGTATAACCAAAATCAACCGCAAACACTGCTTCAATAGTTTTACTATGTTCCTTGATAATTTCTTTAAAATCGAAGCACTTATCTTGCCAATTATTAAAAATAAGTTTATCCAGGGTAGCAAATTCACCTAATGCGTAAATCTTATAGTACGTAAAATTGGTTATTTCCATTTCTAACAAAGCATCTATATAATCTTGTGGTAAAAACTTATTATCCTTAAATGTAGTATGTAATATTGTTATATTATCATGATTATAAGAAACCTCATCACTAAACCACATATTATAAACCCAATTAGTTTTACTAACCGGATTAAACATACAAATTATTTGATTATGTACATTTTTAGAACGTAGTCTAAGATTTAATTGTGTAAAATCATCTAGTGTTAACTCTGTGCATTCTTCAACTAAAATATCATCAATGTTAGCTATACTTTTAATCTTCTCGTTTTCATCAAGGCCTTTAAATATTATTTGTGATCCATTAGGTAAATCTATTGTTAATAATGTTTCCCTAATTTCACATTGAGGATATAACTGCCAATCTGCTAATACTGTTTTAAATAATGCAAATATAGAATCTCTTAATGTATTGCTAACTTTTCTTATAACTAAACATTTTCTGTTAGGATATTTTAAATATTTAAGTACTAATTTTTGTACTGCAAAATGTGATTTACCACTTCCTGCGCCTCCATAAAATATATTGAAACGTTTTGTATAATCTTCAAGTGATGGTAAATAAGCATCATTGAATAATTGCTTGGATATTTTAAAGTTTTTAAGTTGTGAAGTTGCTATATTGACCACCTCTCTTATATAAGAAAAGCACTCCGTTAAGAGTGCTCATATTGTTTAACTAGCTTATAAAATGTAGTTTTCTTTAGTTCCAATATTTTCATTACATCTACGCCTGATATATTACCTTCATTCATCATCTTATAATATCTATCCCACTGCTTAGGATATTCTATAGCTTTACGTCCTTTAAACTTGCCCTGCTCTACTGCAATTGCTATGCCTTCCATTTGTCTGTCCTTAATGTAATCTCTCTCTAACTGTGCTACAGCTCCAAATATAGTTAACATAAACATTCCAGTAGGTGTGGTAGTATCTATTGATTCTTTAAGAGATACAAATATAATACCTTTAATATTTAATTGTTCTACTAGTTCTATAAGGTCCTTGGTATTCCTTGCAAATCTACTAATGCTATCTACTATTAACTTATCACCATGTTTTAATGCAACCATCATATTGTTTAACACCGGCCTGTCAGTAACATTCTTTCCACTAACCTTCTCAATATAAACATTCTCTAAAGGTATATTAAACTCTTTAGCCTTTATCTCTTGTCTAATTGTATTCTGGTCTTTGCTTGATACCCTAATGTAAAAATATGTTTTCAATATAATCACCCCTTAATATACTATATGGTAATTATATCAAATAGTTCGTTTAGTGTCAATTATATTTAGCGCACTATATGTTTCTTTTTTAAATAAAAAAAATATTGTTAGGGTAACCCCCGCATAATCAATCTAAAAAAGAAGCCTACCCCCCACCTTACTACTTATTACAATATTTATTAATACTGCATAGCTCGTTTAGAGTACACTTTAAACGGTAGTATTCTAATGCCCTTATAAGCCACTTAAGTCACTTGTAATTGTACAATTTATAGTTCATTTAGTTTATTAAGTTTAGTTGAACTAATCTTCTAATGTTACTGTAATGCTACTGCCATTGCTAGTAATATCCTTATGTTCTATTAACATGCCCTTATATTTAGCTAATAGTTCTGATGCCTTGAGACGATCACTGTGCCTAGCTCTTGTGTCCATTGCAATACTTTTAATATTGGAGACTATCTCGGCTACTGTTACATCAACATTATCCATATAACTATCAATCAAATCATTGATGTACTTCTTAATGTTTGTATTTGTAAGTAGTTGACACGCATTGCTCTTACAGGTATTATCACTATTATCCTCACCATATGCACGTCTGTATGCTTGTAGGCCATTAAGATCTACTATATACTCTATACAAAATTGTTTCTGCCGATCATTCAGCATATATTTTGCTTTGCCTACTGATTTTACCTTATCCTTAATCACTCTGCTTGCCATTTAATTACCTCCAATCTACTTTATATTATTTGCACTTAATTTCATCAATACCCCAATGCTCCTGCATCATTGCCATGTACCTATTGCTTTCAAGCTCTTTCTCTAACTCTTGGATTTCTCTATTAGTACTATTGGTAAACTCAATTAGTTGTTTAGCAGAAAGCATACTAGGCATGTAAGATAATATATATTTCTTTTCTGCTATAGCTTCTCGCATTTCATTTTGATACATCGCATCCAATCACTCCTTTAATTAAAAAGGGACTAACTAATTAATAGCTAATCCTTTAACTCTTTTGGTACATATTTCATTATTAACTACATTTGCTGTAGCCTTTAATTGTCTAGCTGTTAATTTACCGTCTTTTCTACGGCTATGATATTTAGTATTACTTAGATCAGTATTATTTATATCCGTATTATTATATACCCTATGCTTACCATACACTGGTTTAACCATAGGGTGGTTTATAGGGGTATGGTTTATGTCGCTAGAATCAAGCAGGTCATACTCATAGCTGAATTTACCATTGCTCAAACTATGCTTATATTGCACTAAATACCCTGCTTTTTTTAATTCATCCCACGCACCTTGAAAAGCCGTTTCGCCTTCTGTACAATCTCTCTTTAAAGTAGTTTTATATAATATAAAACCCTCTATAGTAATATAAGATTGAATTAAAGAATATAATCCTTTAGCCTTAAGGCTCAAATCATTATCTCTTAAAGCTGAATTACTAACCTGGCTGAAATATACTTTCTTTTGTTTAAATGAACCACTTAAATTACTCATTTCATTTAATCACCTCCAACATTTTAGGAAGTGGGAAGTAATTATCCTCCAAACTTCTTTGCAAATAAAAAGCAACCTACTGAGATAACCTCTCGCAAGTTGCTTTTTTACAATATATATAATTTTAACTATTTATAGTATATCCTAATAAAATGGACATTCCTACCCCACTTTCATTTTATTTTTTCTTTTTATTCTGGCCAGTATTCTATAAACTGTTTTTTCATTTATGCCTAATTCTTGTGCAATCCTAATACCACTTTTACCCTCTACATCTTTTTTATAAATAACTTTATACGGTAAACCTGTAAGCCCTTTTAACTTAATACTCATATATTCTTTTTGCTCCATCATACCTTTTAACAATATACGTTGTTTCTCTAGCTTAGCATCAATCCTAGCCATTTCAATAACAGAATCAACATAAAACGGATCCCTTTTGCTTCCTTTAGGCATATCCGAATATTGTTGGCATCCAACTTCTCCAGGACCAGCTAAATCCCTTTGATGAATTTTGACTTCTGAGCATAATCTTTCTATATTCATTTTACAAATATCTATATCTATACATAAATCTTTGTAAGTATCAATTGCATACATTTAATCATCCTCCCACTTATTTATGTTTACATTTAATTTCTTTTCAAGTATTTTATTTCTGATAGTTAATCCTATCCATATGCCTAAGAGTATTAAAATTCCTACTGGTATGTATAAAGCTTTCATTTTATCCCTCTTTTTTCTTCTCTTCTACTTTCTTCACTACTTATTACTAACAAGCTCC